GGCGCGGCGCCGGCCAACTGCGCAGCCTCGATCACCGGCACCGTGCTGGTTGAGATGACATTGCCGAGCGACTGGATGGCCGCCGCATCGAGCGGCAGCAAGGCAAAGTCGGGCACATGGGAAGACACCAGCGCGAACGCCGACGGCGTCGCCGACTTCTTCCGGCTCTTCGCCAGTGACGGCACCACCTGCCACCTGCAGGGCACGGTGACCACGACCGGCGGCGGCGGCGACATGACACTCGTCAACACGAGCATCAACACCACTCAGCCCGTGACGATCAGCGGGTTCACGCTCACCGACGCCAACGCCTAGGACACGCGCAAAGACCCACGCATAGGAGCTTAATTGGCACCCGTTGTTGCTGCCGTCGCCTCCAACAGCTATTCCTCGGCTACATCGTCGCCCAGCGCCACAATGCCGAGCGGGATAGCGGCGGGGCATCTGTTGCTTACGTCCCTCATGTTGGACGCCGGCAGTGATTTGACCATCACGCCGCCGTCGGGCTGGACGTTGTATACCCGCGCCAACAACGGCACGGGTTCTTTTCTATCTGCTATCTTCTATCGCGTAGCAGACGGCAGTGAGGGAAGCAGTTACAGCTACACGCTGAGTAGCAGCGTCGTTGGGTCGGTGCAGACGATTCGCATCACGGGGCAAGACAGCACGTGGGAAGACGCGACGCCGACGCAGAACACCGGCTTGTCGGAGTCGATGGGCTATTACGGCGTCACGACGAATACAGCGGACGCGCTTGCAATTGCGTATGTGGGCGTTGACTCAACATCCAACGTCCCGTCAACACCCAGCGGGTTTACGTCAGAGAGTTCCGGCAACGGCACATCTCGCGGCTGGCGTATCTCATCGCTGGTGGTTTCATCGCCTGGATGGATAGGCAACAGTTACACGTCTTCGCAGGGATCGACTCGCCACTGGGCGACGATCATGATTGCGATCAAGCCCGGGTCGAGCGCGGCAGAGGCAACACTCAACGCCACACTCGGCGCGCTGACTAGTTCAGCCACCGGCAACTCCACTGTTGATGGCCAGGCGAACGCCACGCTCGGCGCGCTCACCACCACGGCCGCCGGCAGCTCGTCGATTGACGGCCAGGCCAGCATCACGCTCGGCGCGCTGACAGCCTCCGCGACTGCTGTCACCGCCATCGCCGGCGCGGTGAACGCCACACTGAGCGAACTGACCAGTGCAGCTGCCGGCAACTCCACCGTTGAAGGCCAGGCCAGCATCACGCTCGGCATGCTGACCGTTGCAGCCGTCGGCGTATCCTCGATCGACGGCCATGTGAACGCCACGCTCGGTGTGCTGACCGCATCGTCGGATGGCAATGTGGCCGTCGCCGGCGACGTGAATATGACGCTTGGCGCGCTGACGGCCACCATCGAGGGCGGATCCTCAATCGATGGTCAGGTGAACGCCACACTCGGCGCGCTGACTGCATCGAGCGCCGGCAATGCGCTCGTCGAGGGCCAGGCCAGCATCACGCTGGGTGCACTGACAGCCACCGGCGCGGCGATCTCATCGATTGATGGCGTTGTATCTGCCACCCTGGGCGAGCTGACCCTGGCGGCCACGGGTGAAGTCCAGGACGGCACCATCGCCGGCGTTGTGAACGCCACACTGGGCGAGCTGACCAGTGCCGCTGCCGGCAACTCCACCGTTGACGGCCAGGCCAGCATCACACTGGGTGCGTTGACGGTTGCAGCCGCCGGCAGTTCCTCGATCGATGGCCATGTGAACGCCACGCTCGGTGTGCTGACCACGTCGGCAGAGGGCAATGTCGCCATCGCCGGCGCCATGAATGTGACACTCGGCACACTGACCGCTACTGCAGCCGGCGGCGTGGGTGTGCAGGGTGAGGTGGCTGCAACCCTTGGCGAATTGACGCTGGTGGCCACGGCTGAAGGCGACCCGTCACTGATCGAGGGAGAAGTCAACGCCACACTCGGCGCGTTGACCACCACGGCCGCCGGCAACATCGAGGTCGTTGGCGTCGCCAGCATCACGCTGGGTGCGTTGATCGTGATGGCATCTGGCAGTGTTGGCTTGAACGCCAATGTCTGGCAGGGGCAGCGAGACTCAGGCGCATGGCAGGGAGACCGCCTGGCGGCTGCATGGCTGGGCGCGCGTGACAATGACCCATGGGAGGGCACATGACAACAGCAAGAGAGATCGGCGATCCAGTCCGGCGTGGATCCGGCGAGCTGGGCGCATTCAGTTACCAGCCCAACAAGAGCGGCACCTATAGCGCTGTGTCTGTGGCTGCATATATCGACACAACCGACGAGGACGCGACAACCGCCGTCTTTGCATCGGGGAGCACGGCCACGGCAAGCGGCACGCCGGCGGTGATCACCACATCGGCGGTAAAAGCGGGGGGCCTGCAGCCGGAGCAGGTGATCAGGATCCACTTCAGGTATTCCGTTGATGGCGTGCCTTATGACGAATACAGGCGCGTCATCGTGGAGAAATAGATGGGGGCTGCATCGGGGCGGGGTGGCCAGACAGAAAGCGCGGGCGTCAGACGGGCGCGCCGGCCGTGCGCTACGCCAGGCTGCCCGGGCTTGACGGAGGGTGATCGCTACTGCGCATCCTGCAAGCAGAAGGTCGAGCAGCAGGATCGCGAGCGGCGAGGCAGTGCAGCGCAGCGTGGGTATGACGCCAGGTGGCGCCGGCTCAGGCGCATGATGTTGAATGAGAACCCGGTCTGCGCCGACCCCTTCGGTGTTCACGGCGACGACGTGGTGTTGGCCAGCGAGGTCGACCACATCATTCCAAAACGGCGAGGCGGACTGGATACCCCCGCCAACCTGCAATGTTTATGCAAGCCCTGCCACAGCAGGAAGACGATGTCGGAGCTGCGCGGGGAGGGGGAGGGCGAATCTCTGGGTGTTCCATGCTCAGACCGCCCGGAAGCCACGCGCACGCGTGCGCAGGTTTTTTCGAGTTTCCAAGGTGATGTATGGGTAGGCGAGGGCCGAAGCCGACGCCAACGGCGATCAAAAAAGCGAAGGGCAACCCCGGCAAGCGGCGCTTGAACGAGCGCGAGCCGAAGCCGCGGCCTTTGCCGGCGAAGCGGTTGACCGCGAAGAAAGCAGAGCCACTGCTGGACGGCCTGGCCGACTTCCATGCGCGCTACGGCAAGGTGCTGCGCGAACTGGGCGTGCTGACCGAGGCCGACGAGGCCGCGTTTGACATGATGGCGGTTCACTGGTCGCTGGCGCGCGAAGTGGCGCAGCTCATTCGCAAGGAAGGCCTGCGGGTGAAGGATGAGAACGGGCTGGATCGCAAGCATCCGCTGCTGCAGGTGCTGCGCGACAACAGCGCAGCGTTCAGGCAGTATGCGGCGGAGTTCGGCATGACGCCGAGCGCGCGGTCGGGCCTGCACGTTGAGAAGAAAGACGAGGGCAGGACACTGGCTGAGATGTTGTTTGAGGGCGTGGATGAGCCGGCGACGAGTGCGGCCGGGAAGGCAGAGCGGGATGCGCAGCGCGGCGGAGGTTGAAGGGTGTTCCGGCGGTGAGCGGACGAGCTTTCAGGCAGTCCGACTACACACCACCCATCAAGCCGCCCAACGATCATCCCGCGATGCCGGCCCCATGTGGGGCGTGCGCGCAACAATATTATACGCGTATACGATTTAAGAACGGCTAAAAATGAGCGAGAACAGCGAGTTTTATTTCGACGAGAAGGCGGCGCAGATCGCGTGCAACTTCTTCGAGCGGCTGTTGCGCCACTCCAAGGGCGAGTGGGCGGGCAGGCCGTTCGCGCTGCTTGACTGGCAGAAGCGCGACATCATCCGCCCGCTGTTCGGCTGGAAGCGCAAGAGCGACAACACGCGCCGGTATCGCACCGCATACATCGAGATCCCGCGCAAGAACGGCAAGTCGACCATTTCAGCCGGCATCGCGCTGTGCCTCCTGTATGCCGACGGCGAGCCGGCTGCCGAGGTTTACAGCGCCGCCGCCGATCGCGACCAGGCTTCGATTGTGTTCGATGAAGCCAGGCGCATGGTCGACGCCTCGCCCGAACTGAAGAGGCGCTCCAACGTCTACAAGCGCTCGATCTTCGTGAATGAATCGATGTCGAGCTACAAGGTCTTGAGTGCCGACGCGCCGACCAAGCACGGCTTGAACGCGCACGGCATCATCTTCGACGAGCTGCACGCCCAGCCGAACCGCGAACTGTGGGACGTGCTGACCACGTCGACCGGCGCGCGCCGGCAGCCGCTCACGGTGGCGATCACCACAGCCGGCTTCGACCGCAACAGCATCTGCTATGAGCAGCACGAATACGGCCGCCAGGTGCTCCAGGGCGTCATCGAGGATCCGACCTTCTTCGCCTATATCGCCGCGGCGGACGAGCAGGACGACTGGACGGCGCCGGCCACGTGGTCGAAGGCGAACCCCTCGCTCGGCCAGACGGTAAAGATGGAATACCTCGAGCAGGAGTGCAGAAAGGCGCAGGCCTCGCCGGCCTACCAGAACACCTTTCGGCGCTTGCATCTGAACCAGTGGACGCAACAGGAGACACGCTGGCTCGACCTGCAGGCGTGGGACAAATGCGGCACGCCGTTCGACGCCAAGCTGCTTGAAGGCGCTGTCTGCTATGGCGGGCTCGACCTGGCTTCATCGAGCGACATTGCTGCGTTTGTGCTCGACTTCCCAAACGAAGCCGGCGAGGACGAGATGCACACGCTCCTGCCGGTCTTCTGGATCCCGTCCGAGAACCTGATCGAGCGAGCGCGCAAGGATCGCGTGCCCTACGATGCCTGGGCGCGCGCCGGCCTGATCCGCACCACGCCGGGCAACGTGATCGACTATGGCCATATCGTGCGCGACATCGAGGAGATGGCCGAGATCTACAACATTCGCGAGATCGCCTTCGACCGCTGGGGCGCATTCCAGGTGTCTCAGCAGCTCGAGGGCGCCGGCCTGACGATGGTCGGCTTCGGGCAGGGCTTCAACTCAATGAGCGGGCCGACGAAGGAGCTGCTCCGGCTGGTGCTCGATGGCAAGCTTCGGCACGCGGGCCATCCTGTATTGCGATGGATGGCCGACAACGTGGTGGTGTCGAGCGACCCGGCCGGCAATGTCAAGCCGAACAAGCAAAAGAGCCGCGAGAAGATCGACGGCGTTGTCGCTTCGATCATGGCGCTGGATCGCGCGATGCGGCATCAGAACACAGCGAGCGTATATGAACAGCGGGGCATCCGCGAGGTTTAACAGGGTGTAAACATGGGCATTCGAGAATCGCTTCTTTCAGTCTGGGACGGCTTCTGGGGCGCGCCGGCTGCCGTCGAGCTCAGGGCGCGCGAGGTGCCGCCCGGGCCGATCGGCGAGCCTGTGGTGCTCAACGACTTCCTGAGCCTTGGCGCAACGCCGGGCGCATCGGTCACCCCGTCCAGCGCGATCACCAACACGGCCGTGCTCGGCTGCGTGATGGTCTTGTCGCAGTCGGTGGCGTCGCTGCCGCTGATCACCTACCGGCGCACTTCCGACGGCAAGGAGCGCGCCAACAGTCACGCGCTTTACACAGTCTTGCACAGCTTGCCCAACCCGGAGATGACCTCGTTCGACCTGCGTGAGACGCTGATGATGCACCTCACGCTGTGGGGCAACGCTTACTGCGAGATCGAGATGAACCGGCGCGGCGACGTGCTGGCCCTGTGGCCGATGCGCCCGGATCGCACCTGGCCGGCGCGCCATGACGACGGCCAGATCTGGTATCACACGCGCCTGCCGAACAACCAGGAGATCGCGCTGCCGAAATATCGCGTGTGGCACATCCGCAACCTGAGCGTCGGCGGCATCATGGGCATGAGCCCGATTGCGCTCGCGCGCGAAGCCATCGGCCTGAGCAAGGCCGGCGAGGAGCTGGGCTCGCGTTTCTTCGCCAACGGCGCGAAGCCGGGCGGCGTGTTGCAGCACCCTGGCAAGCTCTCTGACGAAGGCTACAACCGCCTCAAGAGCTCATGGGAAGCGCGGCATCAGGGCCTCGACAACGTCAACCGCGTGGCCATCCTCGAGGAGGGCATGCAGTGGAAGGACGTGGGCATGCCGCTCGACGACGCGCAGTTTCTTGAGACGCGCAAGTTCCAGATCGGCGAGATTGCGCGCATCTTCCGCGTGCCGCCGCACATGATTCAGGATCTCGACCGCGCAACCTTCAGCAACATCGAGCACCAGGGCATCGACTTCGTGACGTATTCGCTCACGCCGTGGCTGGTGCGTATCGAGCAGTCGATCGCGCGCGACCTGGTCGGCCCCATCGAGCGCAACGCCATCTTTGCCGAGTTCATGATCGACGGCTTCCTGCGCGGCGACATCGCCAGCCGCTACAGCGCTTATAGCATCGGGCGTCAGTGGGGCTGGTTGAGCCGCAACGACATCCGGCGCATGGAGAACATGAACCCGATCGAGGGCGGCGACGACTACCTCACGCCGATGAACATGACCGTGCTGGGCGAGGAGCCGCCGGCGCCGGAACCGCCGCCGCAGGTCGAGCCGCCGGCAGCACCGGTGGACGATACGCCTGTCGACAGCAACGCCCAGCGCGCCCTGCGCACGCTGATCTTTGACGCCTGCAAGCGGATTGAGAATCGCGCAGCGGATCGCGACGCGAAGCACCGCGTGTGGGTGGCCGACGTGCTGCGCCCGCTGGTGCGAGCTGTGGATGCCAGCATGAGTGAAAGCGATGTAGAACAGGGCGTGAGTTTCTTTCTGGCGCGCTGGTATGCCACGCCGAAGGTGGATGCAGCCGCGCTGGCGGATAACATCCTCGCCTGGGCAAAATAGTCATATAATCCAAACACACAAACGGCAGTCGCAAATCGATGCGCCCGCCAACCTCGTGATGAGGTTGGCGGGCGCTTTTGCTTTTCCGGCTGGACAACGACGTGGAG